TCCGGCGCGTCCGGGCACAGGCCGGGATCGCAGAGTTCCTCGCGACGCAGCGCCCAGTGAATCAAAAATCGCAGGGACGGCTTTTCAGGCCACTCCCCGCATGTCAGTTTGGGTCCGAGGGTTCCGCGAAAGCGCCATCAAGCGCGTCGACGGCGGCTTTCACGGCCGCCGCCTGGTGGACGATGGGCACATCGTCCGCATAGCCGTCGGTGGACTCCACCAGCTTTTTGTAGAGCGCTGCCGCCGGCGCCAAGTTGATGATCAACTCCTGGCGGTTGTAGGGCAGGTCGAGCACGCGCGCGAAGCCGCGGCGGTATTCGAAGACGTCCTTGGCCGAAGGAATGCGCAGCACGTGGCTCACCGTGCCGCCGAGGACGCGCATCGTCACCCGGAAGCCGTCGCCCATCTGAACCACGTCGTCGACATCGGCTTGGCTCAACTGCTCGATGATCCGGCTGGCCTCGAAGGCGTCCACCTCGGGCGCATCCTCTTCGGCCAAGCGAATCTTGGCGAGCAGCGCCGCGTCGGCTTCTGCCGAGTCGGGGATCGTGGTTTCCGAGACGCCGCGTCCCAGTTGCTTGATAATGATCTTCCGCTTCTTTTGGCGTTCGATCCACTCCTCGTCCGTCGGGAATCGCACGCGGACTGGTTTCACGCCTTCGGGCGTGTTGAGCTTGATCGTTATCGGCTTGCTGGCATCAAACATAATCAGCTCCCGATGTTGTCCTGGCTGCACTTGGCGACGGCCGTTAACAGACCGTTGGTCTCATCCCACATGGGGCGGCATTCCACTTCGACAGTGACGATCCCGTCGGTGTCACCGACCACAGCCGTGCGGAAGCCCACTTTGTGGAACGTGACGCTCATCGAGTGGTAATCGGTGCCGGAAGTCAGTGCCCCCTGGAGGCTGACCACCGCCGTGCCTGTCGTCTGCTGGCGCAGTTTCGTGAGCTCGGTCGAGCCGCTCTCAAAGCGGGCGACAAACTTGAGACTGGCCTCGCGATCGCCGAATTCCAGCCGGCCCTGGATCGCCGCGTTATCCTGGGTGCCGCTCCCCGGGAACAAGCCTTGCCGGATGTTGTTTTTCCATCCGAACTCAAGCGACACCAGGTTCCGGTTGCTGACGTAGTTCACCCCGTTGATCGTCACCTGCGCGCTGGCGCCCGGCAGGCTATGCTCCGCTGTCGGCGCGGGCAGCGTGATGCCGCTCGGCTCGACCAGCTTGCCGCTTCCGATGCAGTTGATTGTGATGCGCGAGTTTGCGCGTCCGGGGCCGGACCCAATCGAGATCGTGAAATCTTCGACGGCACAGCCCACGGCCATCCGATCGAGCACCGCGCTTGCGCCCTGCCTGATTGTCTCGATGAATGAGAAAGCTGGAAGCTCGATGCCGGCAGTCACCGGGTTTTGAGGGGTGCACGTGTACGTGAACGCTGGCGACGTGCCGCTTTTCACGCGATTGCCAAGCCCGAATGCAAACACCCAGGCAGCAATCTCGCTGGAGAGGTATTTTTCGATCGGAAACCGCACCTCGTAGTGAGAGGGGAAAATCTGCGTCGGGAACTCATGCCCCTTGCCCAACTCGGCCCCGTCATCCTCCGTGACAAGCGAGATATTCGCAAGTGTGGCATTGGTTTTCGTCAGGCTCCAGATGTCGGCCGCCGCGTTGGCCGTGTGCAGGTCGGTCTGCTTCTTGTACCCGAACCCGATTTTCGTTTCACGAATGTTCGCCGGCATCCTCTCCTCCGTCTTCCTCGACCTGCACCCACCCGCTCGCCATCAGCGGGCTGAGTGATTCGACCGTCGCCTCTACTTCGCGCACTTCGCCGTCCGGCGAGCGCAATTTGACCGTTTCAGCCATGTCATTTCTCCCGGAATTCCAATACGCACTCACAGTAATCCAGGCCCTCGGCATCGCTTTGAAAGGCGAATTCTGGCAGATCGACCAGCTCGCACGCCGGGTGGATCGCCGCGTACAGCAGTGGTTGCTGGTGCGATGTTGCGATGCCGTCGGAAATCAGCCGCCAGAGCCGGTAGTAGCCCCCGGGAGGATCGCCCTCGAACGTCTCCCGCGTCCGGAGGTACAACGACACCCGGTGATGCCACATCGTGACCCCGCCCAGAGAGCCAGGGCGGGGGCCAAGATGGGCCACCATGATGCCCGGCGCCGGCATCCCATGCTTCGCCTCGTCGAGGCTGCGTTGCTTCGGGTACCGATGGTGATAGGCGAAGATGCGCTCCGGATTGCCCTCCATCTCGGCCACCAGGTCAGGGATGTCCCTGAGAAAAGCGACCAGGTTGTCAATCAGCTCTGCTGCGTTGATCATCGCTGTCTGCCGCCAAGCGCGCGCTCTAGGATGAGCCGCGGTTTCATCTGCTCAAGCATCCTTTGCGCCGCCTTTGCAACAGCTTCACGATTCCTCGGCGAGAAGACCATCCACGGCTCGATTTTCTGGTTCGCCAAGGCCTTCACCACGTTTGGAACCCCGACGAGGGTTCCGCGCCTGTTGCGGATTGTTTTGATGGAGGAGCGACCGGTGACCGTAGCCTTGACCCGGTTTTCGCTCACTGTTCGAACCTCAAAACTCCGGAGCATATCCCCGGTAAACGTCAGATTCCTGCGATTACCCCTTCCCTGCTTCGTCTTCCAGATCGCGTATCCCCTGGAGAGCGGCTTGGCCGGCGCGTCTGTCGGACCAATGGCGGCGGCCACGCGCTGTTTGACCGCCGCCACCCCAACGTTGCCCAGTTCATACATCTGCCGCTGCTTGAAGCTCAGCAGATCCAGCCGCAGCTGCCGCTTCTGGTAGACGCGAACAGTTGCCATGATTACTGGCGCCTCCTGGCGCGCAAGATGACGCCACCCTCGGAATCAGCCGCGATGTCATCGACCTTGTAGCGCGCGCCGTCGATTTCGAGCTCGTCCCCGGCCACTGGCGGAGCAGGCAGATCAGCCACGCGCACGAAGAGCACGGCCCAGACGCCAGGCGTGGTGTCATCTGGTTGGCGCGCCTCCTCCAACACCGCGCGGACAGAGACCTGCCCTCCGGTTTCTGGCAGGTAGAGGACCTCTTTCCCGAAGATCCCCACCGCCGCGGCATTGAGCTCATTCACAGCCGCTTGCCAGGGGCTCATGCTCAGGCCTTCGTCCCTTTGACCAGCACCTCCGGCCGCAAACAGATCGGCAGCGGATTCGACTGCGTGTGGATGTCCGTGCCGCGGTCGAATTTCCGCGGCTCCTGCTTCGCGTAGAGCGGCAACCCGATGGTATTCGCCGTCTCGTTGAAGTCGGCCGGCGCGAAGAACGTCCGGAAGGTGTTCGCTGTGCCAACCGGGAAGAAATGCGCCTCGTCATCCTCGATGAACTTCCGCACCACTCCATTGGCATCCGTGGCCTGGCCGCGATATTCCTCGAACGTCACGCCGCCGAAGGTGAATCCCGTGCGGTAGTCGCCGCCGAGGTTCTGGGAGCGCTGGAAGTACATGAAGGCTTCCTTGACCTTCGCGTGGCCAGTCAGCGCATCGTAGAACGAAGGCGAGCACAGGCACATGACGCCGGTCATGAATTCGCCCTTGAGGTTGTCCTCGATGTGCCGCTTGACTTCAAGGACCTTCGCGAGCACGTCGGTGCCGCTGTTGGTCAGCGCGAAACTGACCGTCTTCGGCGTGATGCCGAACTCCGTGTAGAGGTTGTACAGCGTCGAGCCGTCGGCGTCGAGAATCACGCCCTTCAGCGCACCCATGCGGAGCCATTCCAGCGTGATCGCATGCTTGTTGCGCATGGTCTCCAGCTTTTGGGCGACGACTGTGGCGATGGCCTCCATCTCGGATTCCGAGCCGAAGGCGCGGATGCCTTGGACTTCCTCCGGCAGCACGACGTCATCGTGCGGGATGTGGGGGATCACGAAGGACCGCACCTTCCGCTTGCCCTGGACGCCAAGGGTGCCCGGCGCGCCGACGGGCTGCGTGGGCAGCAGGTTGAGCACTCCGTTCATCTCCTCGATGAGGATGGTGCGGGTGCGGACCCCGACGGCCGGAAAGAGGTTGAGCTGCTCAAGACGGCCGTAGTTGTTGGGGATCTTGTTGATGGCCGCGGTCAGCGCGACCATGTTGAAGGCATTATTCGTGAACGGATTCAGCATCGGTTACGCTCCTTCCCGGACAAGCACGCCCAGGGCTTTGAGCTGACTGATTGCCGTGGCCTTCTGCGGGCCGGTGATCGAGGCCGGCCACACGAGCCCCTTGTCCGAGCAGACTGCATGACGCGCGATGATCACGCCCGGCTTGTCGCCGGTGCTTGCGTCAACGGCATTCAGCAAGACGCCGGCCGCGTTTTGCGACCCGTCGCTGGCGCCCGGCGCAAGCTGGGTTACCTTGCCGCTGGCGGTGATAACGCCGACGACGGTGCCGGCCGCCAGATTCTGGCCGCTGGCGACGGTGACCTTGTCGCGGCTGTAGTTGTTGTCTTCCTCGAACTTGAGCCAGTCGCCGAGGTAGTTCGGTTCGGCTTGAACAGGCATCGGTTACTTTCCTCCTCTCGCGCTGATCAAGGTCTTGACGGCCTTGACCACCGGGTTGCTTTCGATGTCCGCCGCCGGCGTCGCGCCGGTTTCGGGCAGCACATGCGAAATGGTTTCCTCCTTGTCCGCCTCGGCCCGCATTGCGAGCAACTCGTTGCGGACATCCTGCACGGACAATCCGCGCGCGATGAAATCGCCTGCCAGCGCCGGCCTGCCTGCGATTTTGCACAGCGCGGCGATCTCGGCAGCCTCGGCGAAGCCCCGCCGGCGGGCTTCGGCCTCGATTGCGGCCAGATCGGGAACGGGCGGATTGACAGCCGCCTGGGTTGACTCAGACACTGGTGTGCCTCCTTTCGTGAACTTGGGTTTGGACAATGACTCCGTCATCGCGGCCAGCGCGTCGCGGAACGTGCCCACGCGGTCGGCGAAGCCTCGCGCAACGCCCTCCTCGCCGTAGAAGACCCCGGCCTCCGTGGCTCGGACAGCCTCGGCGCTGAGATTGCGCCTGCGGGCCACGGCATCGACGAACATTCCGTAGAGCCGGTTGATCTCTGCGACGAGCACCTCGCGGGCCCCGTCGGAGAGCGGCTCATGCGGGTTGAAGTCGTTCTTGTGCTGGCCGGCGAAGATCGTCGTGTAGCGCAGGCCGTTCGCCGCGTCCCAGCCGCTTTGGTCCACATGCATCGCGATGATGCCCACCGAGCCGACGCCGCCCGTGCGGGTGACCCAGATGCGGTCCGCCGCCGAGGCCAGCAGGTAGCCGGCGCTCAAGGCCCAGTCGTCGACCGAAGCCCACACAGGCTTCATGCGCGCGGCCTCCTCGATCAGGCCGGCCACGTCCCAGGCGCCGTTGGCCTCGCCGCCGTAGCTGTCGAAGCGCAGCAAGATTCCCCGGACCTGCGGGTCGGTGGCGGCATCGAGAATCTCGTTCCCCAACTGCTCGTATGAGGTGAGCCCCGACTGCGCGTCCATGCCAGAGGCGCGGTTGACCAGGCTGCCCGACACTTCGATCACGGCGATGCCGGCGTCCGTCACAGCGTACGGTTTGCGGGAACGCTGCTCGGAAAGCAGCGCCGCTTCGACCGCGGGCGGCTCGATATTCAAGCGGGGGGCCAGCACGGCCAGGATCGCCGCCAGCTTCTTCGAGTCGATCATCAGCGGCGTGTTGAACACGCGCGAGGCAACATGGTGGAGATGCGACATGAAATCATTCCGCATTGAAACGGCGTGAACCGTTCACCGGGAGCGCCAATTCAGGCAAATCACGGAAAACCACGGTCATTCCCTTCATCGACATCGCGTTATCGCCGGCTGTGTTGTCGCCGGTTGGGTGCCCCGATGCTGTGGTCTTGCGCGGATCTGAGTCAAACGTCAGGCCAAGCGAATCGGCGCGCGCATTATCGGCCGCCACCTGGCGATCCACTTCCTCCTCGTCGTAGCCCATCTCGTTGATGACGGCGCTGCGCGGCTTGAAGCCCGCGCGCACGGCCGTGACCTCGGCGTTCATGTCCTTGAGCGGATCAACCCAGGCCCAGGACGGCGGCCGCCACTCAACATCGAGGTAAGCTTCGGGCCTCCGAGCATAGTCGCGCGCGTCAATCGCGCCGGCGAGTGCAGCAGCTTCGATCCACGCCTTCCACACCGGGCGGCAGAACTGATAGACCATGACCTGGTGCTGGAACTGCTCGCAGCGGCGCCGGAACTCGAGCAGGCCTGCCCGGATGGAAGAGTAGTTCACGCGCTCCAGATCCCCCGTGAGTTGCTCGTAGGTGATTCCGAGGCCTGCGGCGATGGCGCGCAACTGCACGCGCATGAAATCGGTGTACATGCCTCCCACGTCGGATGGCGAGGAAAACTTCACGTCCTCGCCGGGCCGCAGTTTTACCATCGTTCCTGGCTCCAGTCCGGCCAGAGGAGCGCCGCCGTCTTCCGCTTCCGGCTTGGCGCCGAGAATTGGGTCGTCGGGATTGTTTTCGATCAGGAACCCAACGTGAAAAGCCGCTACCTTCTTCCGGACCAATTCGGCGTCGTCATACTGGTCGAGCTCATGGAGCTTCACCAGCACCTGCGCGAGCCAGGGCTGGCCGCGGTGCTGCCCAGGACGAAGCGGCTTGTAGATGTGGAGGACCGAGTCGGCAGGCACTCGCGCGAGATCGCCAGCCATGAAAAACAGAGGCTTCTCGCCGGGATGCTCGCGATAGAGGTGATAGGCCACGCGGCGGCCGATCTTGTCGAACTCGATGCCGGCACGGATGACGTTGCCGTTGGGCAGGCGCTCGTTCTTCATGGTCGGCAGGTGCTCGGCTTCGAGCAGCTGGAGCTGCAGCGGGACTGTCAGCCCATCGTCTGGCCGGCGTTCGCGCAGGCGGACCAAACACTCGCCGCCCTCGATCATCGCGCGACAGACCAAGGCCTGCAGCCCGTAGAAATCGGTCAATCCGGCGGCGTCGGCCTCGTCGGTCCAGCGCAGCCACAGCTCCTGCAGTCGCCTTTTCACCGCCGGGTCAGGGTGTTTCGACTGCGGCTTGATGCCGGCCCCAATCGCATTGCCGACAAAGCTCTCTATCGCGTTGGCCGCCCAGGCGTTGCGGCGGACGATGTCGCGCGACCGCGCCCGCAGCGCATCGCCGCCCTCGGTGATGAGCGCATTGATGCCGGCCGTGCTGGCACTCCAGCCGATCGTGCGCCGCGTTGACGCCGCGGCCTCGAAACCTGCAGCGCGCCTGGCGATCGGCGCAATCGCTGCCCGCACCAGATTCCGCCAGTAGCCCATCAAAACCCCTTCGTCGTGTAAATCCGAACCATGCGGGAATTCGGCCGCGCCGGATCCGCCGCGGCCAAGGCGGCTTTCACCTCGGCGATGGCCTTCTTGAGCTCTTCGACGCTGCGGTATTCAACGCTGCGGCCTTGGAACGAGACGCGCAGCATGCCGCTGGCGAGCGCTGCCTCCAGAGCCTCGAGTTGCTGTTGGGAATATGCCATCGCGCTACCTGCTCATCCACGACGATCGAATCACCTGGCGCGCCGGCGGCCGTGCGGCGGACGAAGGCGATGTCTCCTGCTTCTGCTCCGCAAACGCGGCGGCATGCGCATCCAGCTTGAAGCCGGCCATGTAGAGCGAGTGCAGGGCCGCGAGCGCGTATGCGCGCGCGTCCAGCGCCTCATTTCGCACGCCGGCGGGTTTTGCAAATTTGCGGACGCCGCGCTCGACAACAATGCGCTCGCTCACGAGCATCTCGAACCAGTCGCGCCCGCGGTCGAGCGGGAAGTGGCAGTAGCCAGGCCCGGGCCGTTCCACGCGCAGGCGCGAGTAGACCTTCTCCTTGGCGACGTCGACACCGATCAAATACAGCTCGCCGCGGTTCTTGCCACCGATCGTCGCCCGCCTGGGCCAGACTGGTTTGCCGAAACCAGATTGCCCCTTGATCGGCCAGATGCGCCGTCCCCTGCGGGACCGGCAGAAATCGAGCACTGTCTCGGTCTCGAATCCTGCGTCAATCGCCGCCGCACTCACTGGCAGAAGCAGGCCGGTCTCATGCTGCCACTGGCGGCTCAGCAGCCTGTCCAGATCCGTCCAGACTTCTGGCTGCCCCGTGTCGCCGTGCACCACAAAATAGCCAAGGCTCCAGCTTTCCTCCCCGGCGCCCCATCCGACGACCTCGCACTCGATTCGGTCGGCTTGCACGTCCGCGCCTGCGGTGATCAGGCACACTCCGGCGGGCGCCTCAGCGGCGAACGGCTCGCGCCGCCCAAACAGCACATCGGCCTCCAGCGGCACTGCGGCCTCATCGCGCCACGTTTCGCCAAGGATTGTGTTGACGAACACCTGCAACGTCTGGCGGGTCCGCTTGGCCTCCAGAAACTCGGCTGCCAGCTCGGGCAAACCAGGCCAGCCCACGGGGGCGTAGAGTGCGTTCAGGCTGTAGCTCCGGGTCCGCCCGTCGCCGGCCGCTGTGGGCCTCCACTCTCCGCCGGCGAGCATGGCGGTCTTCTCGTGGTTGGCGACGGCGTAGCCGCAAGCCTCGCAGTGATACCGCGCCTTCTGCGGCTCGCCTTCGGGCCAGCGGAGGTTTTCCCAGACCAGCCGCTGCATGAACCCGCAGCGCGGGCATGGGACGAAGTAATACCGCTGGTCCCCCTGCCGGAAGAGTGCCTCGATCCGGCTGACGCCCTCGATTGTCGGCGTCGAGACGGCCAGGATCTTTCGCTGCGAGCCGAAGGCAACCGTCCGGCGGACAGCGAGCGTGAACGGATCACCCTCGCCATCGGCGTCGGCCGGCCAGGCATCCAGCTCGTCGGCGAGGACGTACTTGGCCGGCAGGCTCCGCAGGCCCACAGCGCTGTTTGCCCCGGTGAGAATCAGCACGCCGCCGGCAAATTCCTTCATGAGCACCGTGTTGCCCGAGTCGCGCGAGCGCGGATCCTTCACCCTGTCTCGCAGCACTGGCGAGGCCTCGATCAGACCGTCCAACCGCTGCTTCGAGAAGCGCTTCGCCATCTCCACCGTCGGCTGCACGAGCAGGATGGGCGCCGGCGCATGGTGCATCAGATATCCGCAGGCATTCAGCAGCACCTCGGTCCCGCCGATCTGGGCGGATTTCATGAAGACCACGCGCTCGCACGGGGCGCTCGGCGTGAGCGAGTCCATGATCTCGCGCAGGTACGGCGTCCGGCTCGTCCGCCACGGCCCAGGTTCCGGGCTCGTGTTGCCCAGCACCCGGTACCTGTCTGCCCACTCGGAGACCGTCAGCCGCGGGGGAGGCAGCAAGGCATGCAGCGCGCGCTCCAGTGTCGCCCCGATCGGGTCTGGCGTGGCGCATTCAAGCAGCTGCGCTGGCACTCCTCAATGCCTCCTCAAGCTCCTGGCGCAAGATGACGCGCACATCCCCCTCCGGCCTGCCGGCGAGCACAGAGCCGAGCCTGTCGGGCAGCGCGAGGATGCGATCGCGGATGCCGGCCAGCGCCTCGCTCCACCGCCGCTCGACGGCCGCTGCATCGAGCAGCTCGCCGCGTTTCTGTCGCACTTCCAACTCGCGCAACTCCGCCAAGGCGACTTCCTTCCGCCGGCGGGCCTCACGCTCCGTGATCCTGGCACCCGTGTTGGGGCGGCCGATGCGCTTTCTGGGAGCCGCGACCTGAGCAGATCCATGCCTGGATGAGCCCTTTGTGGCCTTTTGGCCGGTTTTCGGCATCTGACGCTAGCGAATTTGTGCAATCGGTCTACCCGCCCGGGCCGCCAGACGGGAAGGACCCGCGCACTTTTTCTCTCGTATTTTCAATGCTGTACAAGACAACCCGTCAGCACCTGCAAAAAAATGGGGCGGAGCTCGCTGCCCCGCCCCAAGGGCCGCAGCACCCACGTCTGGCCGGATGGTAGGCGTTCGAGATACGAATACCTCTGGCCCATGTATGAACTGATCCTGGCTGGCACCTCGCTCGCATCACGGGGCCGCAGATAGGCGCGTGCGATTGTCCCATCGCGCCTGCGGATCACTCGCGCGATGCGTCCATCGTCCTGCATGCGCTCGAAGACGCGCACCGGGACAGGATCGAGAGGCCGGCCAGCGGCTGAAAACAGGGGAACATGCATGATGGGGCCTCAGCAGCAGGCCAAAGCCGACTGCTGCGAGAGATGGGGCCGACGCCCGCGGGGTATTTCCTTAACCGGGCTATTGCCAGGTGGTCAGCGCCCCGGCGCTCGCCATCAGAATCCAAAATGCAAAAACATTTGTCAAGTGAAATGTTTGATATATCGCAAGCCATGCCGCTGCAATCAGTTAGCACTGTTGGCAATTTTGAACGCCATTCGACATGCCGAGCAAATCACTCCGCCGTTTGGCAAGCGTGCACCAGGTCGCCCACAGAAATCGCAAAGCGCATCACTCTCGCCAAGCCAAGCTTCGAATGCCGCCCTGCGGATGATCCAATGTCCTCCTTGGCGCTCTTGAATGGCAGGGATGATTCCAGCGCTCAACAGCCTGTAGATGCGCGCCTTGGACACACCCAGGCGCACGGCGATTTCAGCCACCGAAATGAGAACCGGGCTCCGCTTCAATATTGACCTCCTACGCTGCTTGTCGGCAATCGTTTTCGTCTCTTGAGGCGGCAAAACCAGATCGCTCATCACGCCACACCTCCCGCCGCAGCGGCCTCGGCTACGGCTTCGGCCGCGCGCCTCCCGTCGGCCTCAGTGAGCGCCACAAACCAGCCCCAGCCCTGCACGCTGCCTGGGTGTTTCCCTCGCCGGCGCAGACCGAGCAGCCAGTCCCGGAGGCGCTCGAGGCTCATCCCGTGAGCCTCCAGCAGCCGACGGCAGAGCGCGTCATCTGGCGGCCCGAGTATCTCGGCCCGATGCTCCATCCAGTCGCAGAGCATCCTGGCGACGACAGCAACAGCCAAGCCTGCCTCGTCCCTCGGCTGTGGCGGTGCTCGGCGCTGCCGCGGCTCCATCGCGCGCCGCTCGGCCAAGATCGGGACGATAGAGCGCGGATCTGTCAGCGGCGGCGATTCGCCGTCGCCGCACACCCGGGACGCTCCAGGCGAGATTTCCACATGGTTTTCCACAGGAGTCAGCGGCGGCGGCGGCGATTCCTGGGGGGTAAGGGGGGTGTTGGGGAGTTGTATATCGCCGCTGTTTTCATGTTCATGTTCATATTCATGTTCGGGCGCGCCCAGAGAAGTGGGTTTACTGGGCGTGCCCAGTGATGGTTTGCCCAGTGATGAGCGTTCACTGGGCTTGCCCAGCGATGACACCTTACTGGGCTTACCCAGAGAAGTGGGTTTACTGGGCGCGCCCAGAGAACAATCGGGCGAGCCATT